TTCATCAATCGCACTTTAATTAGTGCTTTCCTGATCCTATAGATTAACGGTTAGATCATCACACTGTCACTGTGAAGATAAGGGTTCAATTCCCTTTAGGATCGTTGGAGGAATCACCCTCCATTTGTTTACACTTTCTAACTAAACTATGTCATTTCCACATAACAACGAAGGAAGAAAGGTTATCACTGATACATATGATGTTGAGACATGTAAAGAAATTGTCAACAATGGTTGTATTTCTGGTGTGTGCTCTCAACACATACATTATGTTGATACCATCTCTTTCTTCGATAAATATGAAGGAGAAGTACTCTCTGAGATCAAAGACATCTTGGGAGTTGATACATTAGTTGATATCTTTAAGTACCATGATGCAGATTATGACGCTTATCGTAACGACTGTGTATGGTCATTCATTGAATTAGTTGCAATGGATGTTGTTACTGAGATGGAAAAGATTGAGTATGAACAGAATGAATTGATTGAGAGTTACATGCAACCAGTTCATGCTTAATCCTTCCACTAAGTAACATTCACACTCATTAGAGTGTCGCGGGTATAGTTTAAAGGTAAAACGATAGTCTTCCAAACTATTGTTATCGGTTCGAGTCCGATTACCCGCTTTGGGATATTAACAGTATCCCGAATGTTCACCCATTGATTATTAATGACAACCTCATTAAAACCCAAACCAGTTAGATCACACAATAAAAGTACTAGTCAAGGTCAAAGAATGACTAAACCTGGTACTATATATAGTGGTAAAACTGTTATCACCAAAAAAACAATGACTGAACAAACTACACCATCGTTGGAGACACTAACTAAAGTGCAATCACATCTACCTGATGTTCAACTTATAGATCGTAATGCTCTATGGGAAGACTTCAAGAATAGAATGAAGATTAACAATTACGAAGTTAACGAAGCGATGAAACAACTTAGAGATGTTGTTAATCACACTCACAAAGTCGCATTACCTTATGTAGACAAAGCGGTTAACAAAGTCAAAGAGTTAAGAACACAATGAGCTGGTTAATTCCATTAGCTTGTTTTATAGCGCTACTCATATATTGGGTAGCGTACATTCTTCCTGAATACTATGTATGAGCTTACAATAACAATTAAAACAGACACAGATCCTCATGGTTTGTTACATCAAATACATGAAGATATCAAAGAGCATGTGCATGTATTAGGGATGGATTACCATCTTATTTCAAGACGACCTACAGATATTGAACATCATGGAGGTAACATTGATTACACCGAATTGGAAACATCATAGTAAAAAGTTACGCAAACCAAAGCGTAATCCTGTTGCTATTAGACAATCAAGAGCAAGACTTCAAGCATTAAAACTTAAATTAAATTACACACCTCAAGGACGCAGTTGAACTCATGAAGTACCTAGTCACACTATCAAGTGGAAGGGAGTTAATTTTAAACTCTGGTTATGATGTCTATGAAACAGCTTATGAAGCTTATGAAGAAGCTTGCTTAATGGATGATTATCTTGTAAACGTTGAACCTCTTAATGATGTCTAAAAAGAAACCCTACTATCACAACAATTGGAGTAAACTCAAGGACGTACCTGCGGAACTCTTTGATTCTATTGAATTCGATGAGTTCATGGAATGGAAGATAGGTGGATGGGAGTTACCATCTAGTGTATGTTGTATCATAAGAGAATCTGATCCTAAAACTAAGAAAGTTAAAGAGCATGTATATTCTAAACCTCATTATGCTGTAAAGAAGATTAATAGTTTAATGGATAAAGGGAGAGAGTTTACAGTATGCGATGAAGCAAACGTACACCAAATGTATCCTGGACAGTGAACACCACCAAATATTCTCCTAGTCATTATCAACGAGGAGAGATACAAGTTTGGGATTTCATAGCAGATCAAAATTTAGACTTCTTCTTAGGTAATGTAGTAAAGTATGTTTGTCGTGCTGGTTACAAATCTTATGAAGAAGAACTAGATGATTTACTTAAAGCTGCTAAGTATATCCAAAAGAAACTTGATTTAGTACAACATAAACGGAACCAATGACTAAATTCACACTCATTCCGTACTCGGATTATTACATTAAAGCACGTGATTCTATACCTCTCGATCATCCACATTATGATGAAGTATTAGGTTTACTTATAGATCAGGTATTGGACGACTATGGCTACACCACAACAGATAGCGGAGCAAGTTGCCCTTGAAAGAGATCAGATTAGGCAAGGACTTAAACGGTTAAGAAAGAATACCAGGGACTTAGAAGAGAAGAGTTACGCTAGTGCTAGTGTCTATGGCATCGCATCTATTGATACTCTATTACCTCTTGTAGTTGAGCGTATTAAAGACACAACCAACCGTATTAAGAAAGGTGCCGCTGGTAAATCATTTAAGGAGATACAAAAGTACCTTGCTGATCTAGAACCATTAGCAACAGCAGCTATCGGACTTAAACTAACCTTTGATAAGGTCTTCAGTTATAAGGATGGTAGTAATCAGATTGTTAATGTATGCGATTCAATAGGTAAAGCAGTAGAATCAGAGTGTCAAATGCGACATTATGAATCTAATGCACCAGGATTACTCAATGTATTAAAGAAGAACTATTGGCATAGATCAATAGGTACACATCAGAAGGTTGTAGTAATTCAAACACTAATGAACCGTTATGATGTACCACCATGGACGTCCTGGGGACGTTCTAACAGGGTTAAACTAGGTGCTTGGATACTCGACTGCATAATGGAAACAAGCGGATGGTTCTACAAGGATCAACGTCAAGAAGGACGCAGACGAGTTAACTATGTAGTACCAACACCTGAATTCTTAACCATTAAGGATCAGGTTATGAAAGAGAGCGAACTATTTGCACCATTAGCATGGCCAATGCTCATTGAACCTAATAACTGGACTACTGAAAAGGCAGGTGGTTACTTGCTTAATGAGGTCATGCGAGGTCATGAGATGGTACGCCGTTCTAATCATACATGTATACAGGGAAAAACCCCAATCGATTTCCTGAACAGGATTCAGAAGGTAGGTTACAAAGTCAATGAGTTTATTGTTGATGTTGCTGACTACTTAGAATCTAAAGGAAGAAGTGTTGGGAAGTTTATACCTATTGTATCTTTAGACTTACCACCTAAACCTCCAGATATAGCAGACAACAAGGATAGTCGTAAGGCATACCGTAGAGCTGCAGCAGAAGTAATGAATACTAATGCTAGTGCATTCAAACGTTCAGTAAGAACAAGGATGACTATGGAGGCAGCAAGACAGTTTAAGAATAAGGAATTCTTTATCCCTTGGTCTTTTGATTATAGAGGTAGAGCTTATCCTATACCAGCTTTCTTGACACCACAAGATACAGACTTTGGAAAGAGTTTGTTAAACTTTAGTGAAGAAACTATAGTTACACCTGAAGCGGAGAAATGGTTAGCCTTTCAAGTTGCTACTACATTTGGTCTTGATAAAAGTCCAATGGAAGAGAGACAAGAATGGGTTAAACATAACATCCCATTAATCACACTCATCGCCGCTAATCCTTGTGATAATGTACATGAATGGGAAGAAGTAGAAGAACCGTGGCAATTCTTAGCTGCTTGTAATGAGTATTACACCTGTGTTATTAAGAAGAGTAAGACCACAACAACACTACCGATTGCTATAGACGCTACATGTAGTGGTCTCCAGATACTTGCTGGTCTCGCAAGAGATAAAAGTACTGCAGAATTGGTAAATGTTACACGCTCACCTGAACCACAAGATGCTTATAAGGTTGTCGCTATGAAATCTAGAGGTAATATACCTCAAAGATTAAGACAACATTGGGATCGTAAGTGTTGTAAACGTGTTGTAATGACAATACCTTACAATGCTAAGCCTTATTCTAATAGAACTTATATCAAGGACGCACTTAAAGAGAAAGGTGTAGAGATAGATAAAGATGAACTAACTCAAACTGTTAAAGCAGTCAGAGATGCTATGCATAAAGTAGTACCTGGGCCTATGGCAGTCATGAAATGGATAGAAGATGAGGTATCTAAAGCATTAGTTAGAGGTGTCAACGAATTAGAGTGGGTTACACCATCTGGTTTCGTTGTTAACCAGAAGATAATGAAGCAACACGTTGAAAACCTACAGTTACAGTTATTAGGTAATTGTAAAGTTAGTGTTGCAGTTGAAGATACAGATGAAGTAGATAAAGCTAGGCATAAAGCAGCTACTGCTCCTAACTTAATCCACTCATTAGATGCATCTTTGTTAC